GTCCAATACCTCTACATCGTTCACAATCATGTCCCATTGCAGCCGTTGGAACATCTTGACCGCCGGCCCTTCAGCTACCATCGTACTGGAGTAGTTGGCATTCGAGGCATCGGAGGTGAGCATGAATTCCGGCATCACCAGCCGGGAGGCAATGGCTCGCAACTCGGCTTGCAGGATGGTAACAAAGTTCGCCGCATTGACCCCCGTGGTCGGGAAGTCGTATTCGGTGTTGACCGTGTCGAGGATCGTGCCCGGCTTCCAGTGCTGGTGGTAGGTCGTTGTACCAGTGCGGGTGTTCGTGACCTGCTTGTCAGCCTGATTGGTTCGCAGCGTTTCGATGCCCGTCTGGTTGCTGCCCGGATGTTTGCGGATCATCGCAATCGCCGATTGAATGTCCGCTACTACCGACATGTTCCGCAGTAGCTTTTGTGCTCGGCGGAGGTTGCGACGTACCGGATAGTAGAGCGGCACGCCTCGTTTGACATTGGCGTCGGTATTCGCCTTGCGGTGCTGGATCTCGGCAGCGTCGACTAACTGGCCGTCGACGAAATACCCCAAGACCGTCTCCACGTCCTCAGGGTCGGTCTTGATACCGAACGAGGCACTTGGGTCGTTGCCGTGCTCTTGCGGCGTGGCTATCTGAACCGGCTCGATAAACCGCACCTTCACCCCGCCATCCAGGTCAGGAAAATACCGCAAGAACACCTCGCCGTCACGGTCGTATCGCCGTACAATCTCCTGTTGCCGCTGGTGCCATTTGTTCGCCTTGATGAACTCGTCAATCACCGTCTGCACAGCAACCTTATCTTCGTCGGACAACTCGTCGTCGTCATCCTTGGCCCCTGCCGTGTAGCTGTGCCCGCTGCCCACGATATAGGAAATCCGGTTCTCGTGGCCATTGATAGCGAACTCGTTGGTCTGGGCTAACCGCCGGCATTCGTTCCGGATCGTCGCCAGCGACGCCTCGCTGTTCAGGTTGACATCGGCTTCCACCGCCGTCTTGCTGCCGCTGGTGCCGACCGGGTCCCACCGGCTACCGCTGTCATCGTCCCAATAGGCGTCTTGCGGATCGACGACGGTGTCCATCACGTCTTGCCAGGATTCGAGGATCTGTAGCTCAAGCTTGCGCATCGCCGTTGCTTGGCGTCGCTCCAAGATGGTCTCACGCTGCTCTAGAGTCGGGGCGGGTGTGGTGCCCTTGCCTTTGGTCTTACGCTTCCTGGTCATTGTCCATTGCCTTGCTCCCTGCCAACCGCTCACAAATAACTGCTGCGCTAATGTTCGGGCGTCCCGCTAGTGCCACTAGACACTGCTCGGCCATCTGGCGACTCTCAAATTCGCCCCACGTTGCTGCTCTTCGCTGTTCAAATCCCGACTTGATTTTACGTCGGGTTCTGTATACGTTGCGCGAACCATGTATCGCATTATCGATGCCACCTCGATTGTTACCGTATCTACTCCCATTGCTTTCTCCCTTTCGTTGTGGTTAGCCAGTACCAAACTCGCGCATCACATACTGCTCGGCCGGCGTGGTGTCGAAGTGTGCGACAAGGAGGCCGGTCGATACATCTCTTGGATCAATGCGAATCACCAGAGGATCGCTCCCACTTGTTGCTCGCCGCTGCTCTACCTGCCAAGGGCCCGCGTCCGCCACTATGGTTGTCACGCCTGGCAATTCCTTAGCGGCGGTCTCTATCTCGGTCCGCACAGCGTCTGGAATAACGCCCCCAAATCTCTGCGATACGGTAGTACGTATCTCTGACCGTCGAGACCACGGTACCGTTGCTTTGTGGATTGCCTGGACCGTTTGTCTTACGTCCGCAAAATACATCTCCATCAGCGCATCGGACAGTTCGCTTTGATGGGCGAGTCTATTGGGGAACCCGCTATCAAACATCGCACCCGACCACCAGTTGCTCATGAATTGACACGTTGGGCGGCCGAGCATAAACACCGCAAATCGCGGAAACCCTTTGCTATCCCGCATTCGCAGAAACTCTAGCGATATCATCGGATAACGCATAGCCCAAATATGTTCCTTTGCGTCTGCCTCTGTCAGCGACAGGTTCTTTGTCGCTGCCGTCATATCCTCAAATGACAACCGCGACTTGATCGTACCTTCTGCCCTCTCCGCTACCTCTGTTAGTGTAATCATCAAAACTCCCTTTCGTTGTGGTTAAACACCCATCCCCGGCAACCGATCACCGAGGCCGTCGTAAGACGTTCCGTTGCGGGCCACGTACAGTGCATGGTAGAGCATCTCCAGAGCGTCCGGCCCGTCGTCGTGGTCGCCGTTCGGGAAATCCTGCAACTGCTCCACCAGCATCTTCGCACCCTTGCTACCGCCCTTGAATCTGATCTTGCGTTGCATCAGCCAGGGTGTCAATCGCCGGATGCGCACCTTCTTATTCGCCTTGTTGACAATCTTCGCCACCGGCACATCGATATTCTGCTGCATGCTCTTCGCAATCATGTCGTCGGCAATCAACTCCTGGAACATGTTCGTCTCTACTGCGAACCAGTCGGGGTGGAACCGCCGTTGCAGGTCCAGTGCTTGATCGACCATCACCGAGCAGTTCCGGTCGTTCGCTAGATCCGCGTCTATCCACAGCGTTCCCTCCGGATCGACGCCACCCCAAACAAACGCCGAGTAGTCGCCCCACTTGTCGCCCTTGCCTTTGGATGGGTCGAGTGCCGCTGCCTTGAGGTAGAGGTCGGTAGGCCATTCGTCGAACCATATCTCGGGACCGAAACACGCCTCCGGCCATTCACTACCACCCTCTGCCCTCGGCTCTTGTTGATACATCGCAGCCCACTTGGTAGGCCCGACCGTATCGTGAATATCCTCCAATGCCGCTTGATCGTACTTGCCCGGCCACAACGCTTCCCCTGGTCCCCTTGGATCGTAGGCCGCCACGTCGCCGCCGACAACCGCCGGAAAGCGAATGATTGTCCAGTCCCCGTGCTCCAACGCTTCTCGTTCTATCCGCCCTGCTAGATCGTCCCGGTGCCATCGAGTCATCGTCAGTAAGATTGCAGCACTTTCCTCTGCCCGGGTGTAGAACGTACTGCCCCACCAGTTCCATATCTTCTCCCTCACCGTCTTGGAATACGCCTCCTCTTCGTTCTTGATCGGATCGTCGATGATCCCGTAGTCGAACCCCTTGCCTGTAATCGGGCCGTTGACGCCTGCACAGACATACACGCCCCGATGCCCTACGATCTCGAATTGGTCGCAGTTCCGCAAGTAGGTATCGTCGGCTACCGTTCGGACGTTGCTCCCGAATAGTTGCGTCTCTGGGAATAGCTTCTGGTACTCCAGGGAACGGATGATCCGCTGCACATCGCGGTTCATATTGTGGGCTAGGCTTGCCGAGTACGAACAGGCAATGATCGGCACGTCGGGAAACCGGCCGTGGATGTAGGCAGGCAACCGCCTTGACACCAGTTCGCTCTTGCCGTGCCGGGGCGGTGCAAACACCATCAACCGTCTGATCTCGCCGCTGACAAACTTGTCGAGATACTCGCACAGTACCCGGTGATGCCAATTGACTTGGTAGTCCGGCTTGGTGTAGGTGGTGAAGTCGAGCAGGCTGGCACGTGCCTGGCGACGGCGCAGCATCTCCTGTGCCGCCTCTTGGCGTCGTGTCAACTTCCGTTCGGGTAGGGTCGCTATCAACTAGGGTCGTTGGTCTTTCTCCCTGCCTCGTCACTGGGTATTGGGCATCGGAACATCTATGCTATGGCACTTTCCGTTGCCGTGGTTCCGAAATCCGCATCGTGAGACTCGCTCGATCAATCGCTCTGCCTTTTCTGCTCCATCGACTAGCAACACGGTTGCGGGACACCAATCGTCCCGATACCGGGCAAGCTGCTCCGCAACACGCTTGGCCTTTGTGTTCCCGTGTTGCTGGTTAACTAGCCTCGCCTTTACTTCCAAGACCCGTACAGGAACACCGCCATCAAAGACAACTAAGTCCACTCGCCCAGATGCCCCCACAACCTCGCCTCGTACAACGTAACCAAGTCTCTGTAACTCAGCGTACAGGTACGCTTGAATTTCAAACTCACTCGGGTTACGTGGTATTGTCAACGCCCCTCCTCCTCGTTATGGGACTCACTCAGTAACCGCCTCGCCTACACCTTGCCGCCAAATACTAGCTTGAAGAACAGCACCGCCATAAACCACGAGACAATGAGTGGGCTAAATAGCCAAGTCCCAACCCGCTCAACTCTGTACTCGTTTGTAAACCGCACGACGACCAAAGCCACCGCATACCACAGCACAACAGCGGATAGAACAGACAAGCATTGCCAGTTCTCTCGTACCCACTCCCATATTTTTGGGTCTACTGCAATCTCGATCATCACTTTTTCCCTTTCGTTATGGGTTACTCGCCTCGCCGTTCTGCCCACCTACGATCGCCGCTAGCTGGTCGTCTGTCAGGTCCGCGGCTTTGAACGCAACGGGCTTACCGTCCCTACCCGATAACTCCTGCTGGTGCCGCTCAATATAGCCCCGGTCCTTGCCTATCGTCTTGAGCGTGAAGCATACCGCCCATGCCTCACCCTTGATCGTCGCCCGCTTCAAGGCACATTCCGCTACATCGATCATCTGCCCCCGCTCGGCCTCCACTAGCTCCTTTAGCTCTGGATTGTTGTTCAGGTAGTTGTATACCGTTTGGTGCGAACAGCCCAGCTCCTTGGCAGCAAGGTACACCTTGCCCATAGTCGCCTTGAGGGCAACGGCAACCTGCTCGACTGTAAACTGGGGGGGTTTCATTTTAAGCGTCAACTTTCGTCAAGATGCAGCCTCCCTCGGGGCTAGGTCGGCAGGGGATAAACGCCAAACAGTGCCAATGCCTCACCCCTTGCCTTATCGTCGTCTCGCATTATGCCCAACATGGCCGACGTGACCATTTCGGCATCCGGCTGTCCTACCCCACGGCACCCCATACACTGGTGCTTTGCACGTACCACCACGGCCACCCCCTGGGGCTGAAGGTGGGCCATGATCGCATCGGCCACCTGTCGCGTCATGCGTTCTTGAATCTGCAATCGTCGTGCGAAGCACTGGACCAGCCGGGCCAGTTTGGACACCCCCACCACTCGTTTGCTTGGGATGTACGCCACATTGGCCTGCCCGGTAAACGGCAACACGTGGTGTTCGCACAAGCTGGCAAACCGTACCCCTCGCAAA